GAATGGCGGCCTCGACAACGGCTTTTGGCTCAACGAGTTTGGCGTCTACGCTATGGATGGAGATGAGGAGGTGCTCATCTACTACGCTACCCTTGGCACCTACCCTCAGTGGGTGAGCGCATACCGGGAGGGCGCGGTCGACATCCGCCGTTACCCTATCGCTATTGCGGTCAGCACAGATGTCATTGTCGAGATCGCCTACCCGGCGCTGGCGTTTATGACGGCGGACGATGTTATGCAGTTCTGCATGACCACCGTTCTGCCGTTGTTCCTTGAGTCCGCCCAGCAGCTCATCGAGAAGCACAATACGGATGAGAACGCCCACCCTGCCATCCAGAATGAAATCGGAGAGCTTGATTCCCGTGTGAATCTGCTGGAGTTGATGTATAGCACCGATGTCTCTGGCAACCCATTCACCATTACCTTCGGCGAGCTGGATGGCTTGACCGTTGAAGGCGTCCACAACCTGACGCAGAAAAGGATTGAGTTTTGATGAATGAGAAAATCGTTTTCGCCAGACCGATTGGCGAAGTTGCGTGTATCATCGGGAATTTGTTCTATGGCCTGTTACCGCCCTGCGACCATGCAAAAGAAGGATTCCTGACTGTACGCTATGACAGTGGGCAGAGCTGCGACTACTACGTTGGCGCCGATATGCAGCTTGCTATTCAGGGTACCACCACAAGCGGGAGATATGCCCGGATATTGGTGTTCAGAGATCGCTGCGAGTTTTACGGCAGCAGGGAAGACCTCGATGCTGTTTTGAACGGCAGATGCCCGGAGAGGAGGTGCTCTCATGGCTGAAAAGGAGTATGTGCTTGGTAACAAGACGAAAGACCTTTTGGTTTACACCTTCACAGTGACTAAGCCTATCGGCGATAAAACCGTAGACATTGACGAGGTCATCAAAACCCTCCGGGCGCTCAAGGGCCTCAGTGCTGATGAGCAGAACGCCTTTGTGGAGGAAACGGTTTCAACCCTCGCAAAGAATAAGTCCAAGCAGGGCTTCCCAAAAAGCGCAGTCCATACCTACGTCAATGTCATCCGCGAAATCGCGGTGTCCATCGTCAACAACATCCACGCCGCCAATGACTGCATCTTTCAGACGGAGTATAAGCGGCGCCTCGACCTCATCCATGCAGCCCTCAATGACTGCAATTTGATGTTGAAGATGGTGGAGATAAGCAATTCTTTGGGCTACATCAGCGTAAAGCGAATGGCCCACTGGACAAAGCTCATCACCGATGTCAAGTACATGACCTTGTCATGGAAAAAGAAAGATTCCGCGAGGGCTTTGGAGCTTGAGCAGAAAGCCAGAGAGAAAGAGTATCGGCTTCAAGCCGCTATTATCTCTCAGGCGGTAGGCCACGCTGTATCTCAGGCTCTTACCCAGAACCGAAGATAAGGATGCCTTGCGGCCGGTAGGCCGCTTTGCATTGGGGTATGGCCCGTCGCGCCGCCCTCTGGTGGCTCCGCTCCCCGAACACCAACAACACCAACAACGTGTGGAACGTCAACTCCGATGGCGACTACAACAACTGGAACGCCAACAATTCCAACGGCGTCCGCCCCGCTCTGATGGAATAACGAGTTCGAGTAGGCATCTCAGCCGAAAGCAGAGTATCTATCATCAAAGGGGGCCATATCCCGTCCAAACCCATATACGGGTGCGGATAAACACATTATGCTGATGCTGGGAATCTCACGGGGTTCCCGGCTACTTGCGCGGTGCCGTTTGGCAGCAACACCGCCACAGCATTGAGATGAAGACCGAGGCTCGCTGCTTCAAGACGGAGAGCCAAGGTCATTTTTTATGTTATGACCAAGACTTTTCAAGAAATATGCACCTTCGAGGTGCTGTATCAGGCCTATCTCGATGCCCGCAAGGGAAAGAGGGGAAAGGCCAGCGCAGCTCAGTATGAGGCCAACGCCTTGATGCTGACAGAGCGGCTGGAAAATATCCTCAACACCAAGCGGTATATTCCCAGCAAGTTCGAGACCTTCTACGTTTATGAACCAAAGAAGAGACTTGTGCAAGCACCCGCGTTTGTCGACAAGGTGGTGCAACACGCTATCGTTGACAACTACCTGTATGAGACCATCACCCGCAGCTTCCTCCTCGATAATTATGCCTCACAAATCGACAAGGGGATGCACTTTGGCCTTGACCGGCTGAAGTTTTTCATGGTCGATTACTGGAGAAAGAACAAGACAACCGATGGATGGGTGCTGAAATGCGATGTACGGCATTTCTTTGCCTCCATAAACCACGACACCCTGAAGGAAAAACTCAGAAAGAAGGTGATGGATGACGATATTTTTGAGCTCATGTGCGTTTACATAGATGCAAGCGCGGATGGGCTCCCTCTTGGCTACCAGACCTCACAACTTCTTGCCCTGTTATTTTTGGACGAGTTCGACCATTTCGTCAAAGAGAGGCTTCGCATCAAATATTACGGCAGATACATGGACGATTTCTTCCTGATCTGCTCTGACAAGGCGTATTTGCAATACTGCCTGAAAGAAATCAGACAGTTTCTCGATGGGCTCGGCCTTGAGCTCAACGAGAAGACTCACATTTTCCCATTGAAAAATGGGATAGACTTTTTAGGTTTTCACACCTACCTCACGGAGAGCGGCCAAGTTGTGCGGAAGCTGAGGCATTCATCGGTCAAAAAGATGAACGCCAAGATGAGGAAATGGGAGAAGGACTACCCAAAGGGAGAGGTCACAAAAGAGAAGATTCTTGATAGCTGGACAGCATGGGACGCTCATGCAGCCCATGGAAACACTTACACACTCAGAGTCAAAGTAGCCGCGCGGGTCTCCAAAATCGTCGGCATACCACTGAAATGCCATGCCCCAATCAGGCTGTCGAAGATCCAGAAGGCTCAACTGGTGTATAAGCAGAGGTTGAAAGCCGCAAATATAGCCGCCCAATCGGCGGAATCAGAACACCGCGAGAACAATGTCCCGTGGTGATTTTTTTTATGCAAGGAGGTCTTTTTATGGCGAGTGTCGCAATCGGCTCTAAGGCCGTAGGCTCCATCGTCAAGCTCAAAGAAAATGGAACCCTTGTGAACTACTTGATAGTCCATCAGGGGAAGCCATCCAGCATCTACGACGCCTCCTGCGATGGTACTTGGCTTCTGCGCCAAGACATCGCGGAGAATCGTGTCTGGGAGGCTGACAACGTAAACAAGCTGGAGTCCTCGGACATCCATGCCTACCTGAATGGCACATGGTTGAATCGCTATGACGCCAACATCAAGTCGGCCATCAAGCAGGTGAAGATCCCGTACCGACAGAACGGTGGTTCTGGTGGCACTGACCGCACTGGCACCAGCGGTCTTAGTTGTAAGGTGTTTCTGCTGTCTGGTCGTGAGGTTGGCTTTACCAACAGCGAAAGCTCCTATTTCCCGAACGACGGTGCCAAGCTGTCCTACTTCGAGTCTGGAAATGGCTCCAGCGCCCAGCAGAAGCGTGTGGCAAAGCTGAACGGCAGCGCCGCCCTCTGGTGGCTCCGCGCCCCGAGCACCAACCTCACCGACTTCGTGTGGGGCGTCAGCTCCGATGGCGGCTACAACCTCTGGTACGCCGGCAGTTCCTTCGGCGTCCGCCCCGCTTTGATATTGCCCTCTTCTCTCTTGGTCTCTGATGATGGCTCGGTTACAACGAACACGGCCCCGACAACCCCCAGCTCCATTACCGTTCCGCAGAGCATTTCCGGTGGAACGACCATCACGGTTTCTTGGGGCGCCAGTACCGATGCACAGGGAAATCTCGAAGGCTACATCGTAGAGCGCAGCACCAACGGCGGCAGCTCGTGGAGTCAGGTGTATCAGGGCAGCGCTCGACAGACCACCAACAATGTGCCGTTTGGTACAGAGAGCGTGATGTACCGGGTAAAAGCCTATGACACCGAAGGACTTTCCTCTGGATGGAAGACCAGTTCGCAGGTGACGGTCATCAACAATACGTCTCCCGGTGCTCCGCCCAGCATCACCGTTCCTCTGACGGTGATCGGCGGCGCGGCACTGACTGTATCATGGACAGCGTCCAGTGACTCAGAAAGCAACCTGAGCGGATATGTGCTGGAGCGCAAGGTAGGAAGCGGCGCATGGACACAGGTGTTCAAAGGCAACGCCCTGAGCTATCAGGACACCATCACCAAGGGCTGGGTCGATGTGACCTACCGAGTGAAGGCGTATGACAGCTACAACGCCGTGTCTGCCTACACCACCAGCCCCACCCGCACCGTCGACAACAACACCGCGCCCACCATCACCTGTTCCAGCAGTGGCGACCTTGGCACCAAGAGC